AAGGTTATTTGCGATATCGCCGAACATCAGCTTGAACTCCACGTCATTCAGGAAGCGGAGCTGCGTGTCCTTCATTCCTTTATATTTATAATAAGCCTGTCCGTTGTACTCGAATTCGAGTTTTTCAATCATGTTCCTGTCAGTCAGACGCATCACATCACGTACTTCAGTAGTAGTGTTTGATACTTTTTCTGTCAGGTTAAACTGTGGATCAGGGGCGGAAGAACGCTCACCGGCTTCGGTTACGCCCATCAGCAGCAACAGTTCCCCTGCCGCCAAGTTAGCGGAACCAGCAGAAACAAAAGCCTGTCCTGACTGTAGGGGGCGAATAGTTGCAGTATGTGCATTGTTAACCGCTTTGGACATAGAAACAATCTTTCCCTCAATTCCAGAAGTTGATACACGAACAACTTCGTTTACACGGATGGGAGACTGGGTGCCACCATTAAAGTGATCACCAGCCTGGAGGGTCACTGTGACATCTGCGCCTGCTGCCGGAGCAGTAATCTGCGCATTTACGGATATTTTAGGCTGTATCTTACCACGAGATTCGTGATGATAGAAGTCACGGCCATTAATCTTCACCTTTTTACCTAACAGATTGAGCACTGTATGGTAATTCTGGTTGCCGAATTTTTCTACAAATTCTTTTGAAAAGTGGCGATCCAGCATCTGAAGATCAGATAGGAACTGCCGATTACCGACTGGGAGGCTTACCACCCCTGGCTGTAAAACTGCCATTTGTGTTTAATTTAAAATTGTTAATGTTAGTCGGCCATAAAGGCTTTAGCGAATTCACGCTTTTTAGCCTCGTCCGATTGTTCTGATACTATTCCACGCTGACTCTGATCCAGATCAATGTTTTTCAACCTTTTCAGATTTTCAAGGCTTGTTTGTGCAATTGCTTGCTTTATAGCAGCCTGAATAACCTTGTCCTTGTTGTTAAGAAAGTAGACATCTTCCATTAACTGTCGCGTATCGTACACGCCTCCCTTGTCGTAACGGGGCAACAGTATGTCCTCGACTACATTCTTATTGGTCAGGTCGTTTTCCAGTTGCGCTCTTTCCGCATCTTCAATCTGAAAGGATCCCTTGAAAGCGACTCCCTCGTCATTAAACTCAAATGGTATTTCCTTAAACTCTGATGCAGACTTTTTCAAACTTCCCAGGTACTCTGCCCTTGCCTTCCGATGTTCTTCTGCCTGTTGTTGTATGGCAGCTTCATCTTCTTGCGGAGCTGGGTACGCCGGATTTATATCAGGTAGAATAATGTCTTTTTTGTAGCTTGCCAGCTGTTCACGGGCTGCGTTTGCGTCCAGTTTCAATTGGCGTTCGAGCTTTTTCTGCTCCTTTTCGTACTTGGCACTATCTCTATCATACTGCTTTTGAGCGGCACGATATGCCTCTTCATCAACGTAATCATCCTCTTCCGGCTTTTCTGGCTTCTCTGCCTGATATCTGGTAGAAACCTCATCATTAATGTCGTCTGCTGTGAAATTTGGGTTCTTGTACTCCATAAACAGCTTGACAGCATCGGCATCGCTTATTTTGTCCAATTCGGCTAACCGGCGTTGTTCATTATAAACATGCAGCACGTCTTCAACCTTCCCCTGAGATAGATATTCAAACACTTTCTTGGAATCATCATTAGCAAATGTCAATGCCGCTGGCGGCTCCGCACTTAACCGCGACTCGATTTCCTCCCAAGACTTCACTTTCCCTCCAGTCTTTTCCGCCAATATACTCTCCCAGTTAATCTCCTGTGTAGGAGTTGTCGTAACGGCTTCCGGAGTAGCGGCTGGAACTTCAGCTTGGCTAGAGGTCACAGGAGTTTCCACTATAGCGGCCGCACCTGTTTCTGCGGGTTTTTCTATCAACTTCCCTTCTGCGTCATACGCAACTCCGGAAACGTCATCAAAAATGCTCATGTGTTAAAATTTGGTGAAACAAATTATGTTGCAAATATAATTAATTTTGTTATACTGCTTGTTGTAATTGCTGCTGCCCTCCCATTTCGGCCATTTGCTGTTGCTCCTGTTCCATCACAGCCTCTGTTGCGGCTTCCTGATTCTCCTCTTGATCAGCCTTCGATTGAAAGTATCCATCCACGATGTCTTGCATTTGAGGAGAGAGAGGCTTTCCTGTCTTGAAAGATTCTGAAAGTAATTCACTAACTAGTTTTTGTAGTCCAAGTTCAGATTGTCCTTTTATTTTCATCTGCTCTATACCCGCCTTAATCTGACCTTCAAGCTGCAACTCCTGCTGCTTGAGCTGTGAGGTCTGTTCCGCAGACTGCTGCTGCGCCTGCGTTGTTGCTTGGATATTAGCCTGATTTATCTCCATCTGCTCTTTCTGCCTGCGTTTCTGCGCACGAGAAAGATATAGCTCTTGCAGCTTAATGTTCTTTATATTGTTTATTTTAAATGCATCCTGAAAGTCTATCAACCCAGCGGTCAGTGCAGTTTGAACCTGTTCCCTCATCATGGCTCGTTGCGCCGCGTCTGGCTGAACTTCTACCGAGGCGTCGAAAACCGTTTTATCAAGAGGAGCTTCGCCTGCGAAGTCACGATATTGTGCTCCTCCAGCAAGAATGTTGTCCCATATTAGAATGGCTATATTTCTTGTACAGCCCTTCATCAGCGCCAAATACGCCTCATAAATAAACTCTGTAGTCCGGTTCGAGGCTTGGATCTGATTTTGTTGCACACCCATTCCTAACTTAGGGTTTACAGACTGCCCCTCCACATACTCATTTGATCCGATATCCGACCTCATGCACTCCAGCTGGAAGTTATATTCCTGTATCAATGCTTGGAACTGTGGGACCGACCCGGCATTCGCCAACTCCGTAATTGGCATCTGTTGCCGCGTCTCGCCATCTTCTTTTATCGATTTATAGTATACGTTACCAGTCTGGTCGTATATCTGTTGCAACTCTAAAGCATGAACCTTCCTTCCTAGCCCCAGATCCAAATCATTAAGTCCATTAATATCCACCGCAATACCAGCAGGGCGCAACTTAGCCTTTAGCTGCTGTATCTTTAATAAGCTAAGGGTCATTGCTTTGATGTACAACTCCATCCTGATAGGCAGCGGAGTTGGCATCATCTCACGATTCTTAAGCATATAGAAGGAATAGGTAAAATACACATCCGCTAAATTGCTTTGCGGACGTATCATATTTTTAGATAACTCCCAGCATATCAACTTGTTAATCTTCTTTATGTAGCAGCCTTTATAAATATTGTAAACCCTTTTTACAATGACCTCTTTATTATCCCCGAGGCGTTGCGGCATTTTGTCTTTCCGGTCCACAGCAATGAGATTGCCATATTTGTTCTTTTTTGCGGTGTATATGTCGTTGTCTACTGTCTTGAACTCAAATTCCATCACCTCCACCTCCCAGTCGTCATATGGGCGAAAGAAGGCGTTGGACCAGTAATCCTGCCAGTCCATAGTTTCACTGTACCCGGGACAATCTACTGCCGCTTTCTTGATGCAGTCAAAAATATCCTTCTCACTGGAGAAATATGCAGCAAACCTTGCTCTAAATTCAGGGACCTTCATTTTGATAAACTCCCCGCACCATGCAAGATCTCTCAGGTCATTATACTTACTATATGAGTAAAACGTGTTTTCTGGCTCACACGGAACCGGCTTAATCTTCCCATTCGGATCTACATAAGTACGTACGGCCGCAAACCCACATTCCTGTAGGTCTTCCAGTATCTTACGCTTACACACAGAATCCCAGTCATTGTCCATCAGGACATACTCTATCCCCTTTTCAAACTTAATCTCTTCTGGGAGTTGATATTCATATCCAAAATAGAAATCAAGGTCATCCTTGTCCTCTGGCGTAAATGCGTTGGGGTCTTCTAGCGGGATTCCGGTTTCTTGTGTCAGGGCGTTAATGTCATCTTTATTGTCCATTCGATACTCGGCCTCTTCCTTTTCACGTTCTTTCATGATCCTAGATTGTGGGTCTATGGCCGAAACTTTTACCGATTCCGGACGCTCCATAAACCTTTGCACATTTATTTCCAGGAACTTAGGAGCTATTCTAGGGGGAGTCAGATCTAGGTTAACATAAGACTGCTTACCATTTATATTGATCAGGTCAAGATACTTTGTCATGTCCTGATCTCCCAAAGCAATCGATCTGCTGCGCTTTATCTGTGCATTTCTTCTGAGGAAATAACTATTATATCCAGTGGAAACTGTATTTGAAATAGATTGGGCGACCATTAGGCCAAACTTTTGGTCAGCCTTT